TTCCGTCCAGGTCGAACACCCGGAGGTTGTTGTGATCCATCCGCACGACGTACTGCTCGCGTTCGTCGCGGTTGATGGTGTGCCAGTGGCAGAACCCGGTCTTACCCGAGTACAGCTCCTTGACGTGCTTCGAGTGCCCACGAGGCGTCAACCCGTCCACCGGAGACAGCCACGCATTGACGATGGCTTCCGCCTGGTTGGACAAGCGGATGGCCGGCGGCTGCTGCGACACCCCGCCGATCAGCGACGGGACATCGAGGTGTGCTCGGGGCATTAGTATTCGTAGTCGGGGTCCATGCCCACACGCGGGGCGCGGATGTGCTCGCGGAGCGAGGGGTTGAGCCGGATGTTCGCGTCGCTATTGGCGCCTTCCTGTTGCATCAGGCGGGCGCGAGCATCGCGCTCGTCGATTCGGTGCTGTTGAGTCAAGCCTCCGTCACCAACCCGCACATGTTGGAACTTGCGCAAGGCCACCTTGGTAGCGTAGTCTTGTGCCTCGAACGGCACTTCGTCGAACTCATACCAGTAGATCACGTCCACGTCGATGGAGTCAGTGAAGGTGAACGTCTGTCCGTCCTTCGAGTAGACCTTCCCCTGGAGCGCGATGTAATCGTCACCAGGACCATCGAGGCTGAGTACGTTCGTGGGGACCGCGATCTCGTTCGATGCGTTCGGGGTGAGTGTGACTTCCTTCTGGTAGTTGAACCACCATCCCTCCTGCATGACCACGCGGAACTCCCGGTCGAGGAACTGTTCCGCGATGCGCGCGTTTGCCGGCCCGTCCGACGAGAGCGAAGACACCGGAGCGAATCCGGAGCCCGTAAGGATCTCGTTGACTGCGTCGAGTTTGGAGAAGGCAGGCATGGTGGTAGCTGAATGAAGAGGAAACGGGGAACGCCCGGATGAGCGCCCCCCGCGGAGTCACCTCGGAGCAGGATACCCCGGGCCGGCAAGCCCGGGGCGGTCCATGCGACCTCGCCCTACGAGAGGGTGCCGAGGTCGGTCGCGTTCGTCAGCTCGGCGCCGGCCGCCGACTTGGACAGCTCGATGGCAGCACCGGGGCGAAGGATGCCGTGTCCGACAGCCTGCTTGCCCAGGATGAGCCACGCCTGGTACTCTTCCTTCCAGGTGACGGACGTGCGGACGCCCATCAGCTGCACCGTCCCGATGGCCGACTTGTGCATGGCCAGCGCGACGGTGTTGGTGAAGTTCCCGGTGTAGTCGTTCTGGGAAGTGGTGCCCGAGTGCTTGTTGGTCGTGTCCGAGATCGAGGTGGACGGGATGTTGTTCGACTTCACCATGGCGAAGCCGAGGACCATCCTGATCGTCCCCTTGGACACGGAGCCGTCACCGTCGATGTCCTTGTCGATGAGCGTGCCGTCCTCGACGAGGCGGTTGTACTCGGCAGGCCGCACGAAGAGGGTGCGGTCCATCTCGGGTACGTCGTTCTCGTCCAGGATCTGCGCTGCGACGCGGATGCCCTTGGTCAGCGTGGCGACCGCCTCCATGCCGGAGTCGTAGAGCGCGCGGCCGACCGGGTGGTCGGACGTAGGCCCAGAGGTCGTCCTCGCTGCCTTGGCGAGCACTTGAAGAAGCTGCTGGTCGTCCTTCGTAGCCAGGGCGCGGCCGATCTCGGTCGCGTACTCCGAACGAACCTCGTAGTGGTTCATCAGGAGGTCCAGCTCATCGACGAGGACGGGGGCCAGAAGCCTCCGGTCGATGTGGATGAGTTGCTCACCGTGAGCAACGTCAGAGAGGTAGGTGCCCGAGTCCGGCGAGATGATGTTGACGCCGCGAGCGTGGTAGATCGCGGTCACCTTGCCGATAGCCGGGAACTGCGCAGTCTTGCCGCTCTTGATGACGCGGCGCCGGACACGAGGTCGGCACTTCGCCAGTCGCTCGAAGGTGGTCAGGACTTCGCCCGAGAACACCTTGAGGAACAGAGCAAGCGTGTCGCTGCCAGTCCCGATTTGACCCGGAGCGGTGATGCCGCTGGCATCGGCCATGATTAGGCCCTCCGGTTGCGGTATGGGAATCAGGAACAGGTAACGTCCAAGGCTGCGCGTCGTGACTCAGGCGAGGATTGTCCGGCCGTGCCGGGGCCTCCCATCGTTCTTGAAGCGCCCGCGTTGGTCTCCCGCGCGCAGGTGGCGCGCCACGCGAGAGTGTACGGTCCCGCCCCTCGCAAGAGGCGGGGTGGTCCGACCGCTAGTCGGACTGGGGAGTAGTGTCGCCGGGGCCGCCCCAAGCGGGGTCCATGGCTCGGGCGAGCACCATGCCGGTGCGGCACGCGGCGCGGATCGCTGCCAGCGTGAAGCGCGCATCGGTGTTGCCGCCGGACTCCATGAGAGAGTCGGTCGCGGCGAGCAGCCCTTCGAGGGCCACGTACACGTCCTCGGGTTCCGCGGTACCCCCGCTGGCCATCGAGATGGCCTGAGCGGCAGCGAGGCAGGCGTCACTGATTGCGTCCAGCTCGGCCGCGGTATCGGGGTCCTCCGCGATGAGGGCGAGGTCGTGCATCTGGCCCGAAGCGTGCTGGAGGGTCATCTGGACGGCGGACCAGTCGACGCCGACCGCCTCCCCCGAAGGGGTCAGCTTGCAGCACGGGGCCACGAAGGCGGTCGCAACGGCCGCCATCAGGATGAGGAAGGTAGCGATGATTCGTTTGCGCATAGGCGACTCCTAGATGTTGGACACGGCGAGACGCTGCTCCACTTCCTTGCGGTACGTCTCGTCGATGTCGTACTGACGATGCCCTTGGGCCGTCAGCTTGTTCATGGCCATCTGCACCTCGTCCCAGGATTGGAACGGGGTAGACACGGTGTCCTTCGGGGGGTCCCCCTGGAAGAACGCAGGCGCGCCGCCGCCGGACGCCTGGAAGGCGCCCCACATGGCTTCGGTGGCGAACTTGATCTGCTCCAGGTCGTTGCTGTCCAGCGCCCGGTTGAACTGCACCAGCTGTTCGTTCGGGACGTGGCGCTCCATCCACTGGAGCATCTGCTGGTAGCCCTGTTCGCTGCCGCCGGTGATGGCGTACACCTGCTGCGCGGCCAGCTGTGCCTTCGCAGCTTCCCCTTGGATCATCCCGACGATGACCTGGGGCGGGAGCGTGGTCTCCTTCGAGCAGGCCAGCACCTCTTGTTCGGTGAGGTTGCCCTTCTCGTTGAAGACGTTGGCCCACTTGGCGAGGGCGGCCGCCATCTTCTCTTCGGGAGTCGCCTGCGCCTGCTGCACCTGCTGTTGCAGGTTCGGGTCGGCCTGTTGCCCTTCCGCGTTCGCGCCCGGGACGATCCCCGTGGGCCGGCCAGCTTCCGCCAGCTGTTGCCCCTGCTCGGTGATCTTGTTCTGCGCGTGCGCCAGCATCTCGATGAGGTCGGCGACCGTCTTCCCCTTGAAGGCGTCGCCTAGCTCCGCCGGCAGTTCCATGTCCGCACCGGGGACCGGCCCTTGCTCGGCGTGCTGCTGCTCGGCCTGCATCTGCGCGGCCTGCTCCTCCAGGGTCGGCCCATCGACACCTTCCACCTGCGTCTGCGTGGTGCCCGGCGGCGTGGGAGCCTGGAGCTGCGTATCCTCTGCCGCCTGTTGTGCGGCGAGGTCCGTGGCTTGTTGGGTGGCCAGAGAGGCGGCTGCCGCCACGCGGGCCGAGAACTCTTCGAGCGTTTCTGCCATGACTATCCTGCGTCAGTGACCATCTTGCCGGCGGCGGACATCGCTTGTGGCGCGGCGCGTTCGGCGAGTGCGGCCATCTGGGCCGCCTGTTGCTGGGCCTGGATCTCCTCTTCGGTGTAGATCAGACCCTCGGGGGTGACACCTGCACCCGTGATGAACCGCTCCGCCCACTCGCGCATGTTGAGCGTCGCCATGCCGGCCTCACCCAGCGTTCCCTGGATGTCGGTAGCGGCGATGCGGAGACGGTTGTTCTCTTGGTTCCGGCCAAGCCCTTCGAGGCCGGTCACGATCTTCGGAGTCACGAGGCCACGGGGCGTCGGCGGGAGAGCCCCGCGCGACTCCATGCGGCGCATCGTGCGCTTCACGATGGGCAGCTGGAATTCCTCGGACTGCACCGAGAAGACGCCACCCAGGTTCTCTTGCAGCTCGGCCGTGAGCGTGCGGATCTCCTCCGCGGTCACACGCTCGGCGTTCCGCTGGACACCCTCGACGAGCAGGAAGGCGTGCTTGAGGCGGCGCTCCAGGTCTTGTATGACGCCCGTGGCGAACGCAAAGTCGGCGCCCTTGTCGAGCCGCATAGCCGACAGGTCGTCTGCGTTGCCGACCCGGAAGGCGCCAGTGGGCGCACCGGACACGTCACGGATGCGCGTGCGGCCGTTCGGGTTGACGAGCCAGATGTGGTGGGAGGCGGCGGCAGCACCGTCGACAATCGCCTGGGACAGTCCCTCCAGAGAGCGGAGGTCACCCAGCTCCTCTTCGCCGAGACCGCGGCCGTAGTCCTCGCCATCGATGCGGTTCCACCGGAGGACGATCCAGGGCAGCTCCTCCTCATCCCACGCGCCTTGCGTGCCGGGGATGCGGGCGCCGTTCTCCAGCTCCTGCCACCCAGCGAAGCGGCCATTGGTCATCCGCTGGACGCGCGAGTAGATGGTGATGTTGCGCTGCGTGATGTCCTGCGACTGGACAGCGTGGGACATGTCGGCTTCCGCCGCGACGGCCCGCTGGACGTTCTTGGGCAGGACGGAGAAGTTCACGGACTCCTTGAACAGGAGCAGGAGGAGGTTGTCGTCGGGGTCCCGCTTGACCACGTACCGCTTCATGGGCATGAACTTCGGGCGCCCCTTGTTCGGCATGTGGATGATCCCGTTGCCGGTAACGACGAGGTGCCGGAACGCCTGGTAGGCGACGGGGCGGAGGCCCATGGCCT